CCCAGGTAGAAGAGGATATCCTTCTGCCCAGAATTCCTTTGTTGACCGATAGGACTTTTGACGGTCGTTACAAATTAATTGGGCAAGATGAATTTTTGGCAGTATATAAGCCTGTTATACATGCCTTAGATTTGGAGTGTGGTTGTTTAGATGTTATAGAGAGACAAAAGAATGTGTGCCAGTTCCTGCATTTGGATGGTAGTGCTGTTAAATGTTATACCAATTGTTCTTGCAATTTTGCATCAGCTATTACTCAGAGATACTTCCGTATCACACCACATCAAAGTTTTGAATTGTGGAATTTAGAAGCCTCTGATATTATTGGAGCTGCATGCACTTTTATAGACGGTCGTCTGGAAGTAAACAGACATTCCTCTGAATGGTATAACAAGTTGCCTACCTTCAAGAAAGCAGCTGTTGATAAAGCTCGTGTTTTGCAGGATACCTCGCGCTATCACTTATCCAAGCCGAGTGTTAAGCTTGAGATAACAGTTCAATTGGAGTCAGCTGACAAGGCACCCAAACCACGAGCCTTTTTCCCAAAGGACCCTTTACATTATTTGGAAACTGGACCTTCCATGTACGCCATAAAGAAGATGTTACAACGAAGTATGAATGGCGTTAACACGCGATTTTTGTTTGCTTGTGGTTATAATCCTTTGGAATTAGGTACTGCTTTAAAAACTGGATTGGAAAATTGGCTACCAGGGAGTAGAGAAGCTTATGAGTGTGATTTGAAAACGTGTGAATCCACAATGTGTGGATATTTGTTAGCCCTAGAAGCTGAATTTATGGCTCGGGCTGGAGTAAGGGAACACGTTTGCCAAAGCCTCTACGGCAAAACTGTATGTAAAGAAAATTATAAGAACGGAAAAATGTCTTTTACTATGAAAAATTGTAGGGAGTCAGGATGTAGTAATACATCCGTTGGAAATAGTATCGTCTACTCAACCATGTTGAAACATGTCTTGCAAAAGTATCAAGTTCATGATTATTTCGTGGTTGTAGGAGGTGACGATTCAGTGATATATTTTTATCCCGAAGATCGAGACAACGTCCGTTCAGCCCTAGAGTCCCTGCCTTTGTATGGATTAGACCCAGAATTGAAGTATAGACCATTCGCACCTGCCGCGCGTTTTTACTCCGGCTTCTTCTTACCCGTTAAGGATAAGAATGTTGAAAAATGGGTTCATGTACCCTCTATAGGTAAAGCCTTTGTTAAGTCTTTTACCTATCGTATGAAACAAGGTTTGTCACCTTACGCGTGGTTAAGGGAAACTATGCGCCAGAAAGAAGAAACATGGCAGCATATACCAATTCTGGGAAAGTTGCCCCAGTTAGTTTCACCAATACTCGTGGACCATAATGAGAAAGTCCCGAGGAATACTAAGTTTGATTGTGGTGGATTTTTGTTTGAAGAGATGAAACACTCCAAAGTAGTCGCCTCACCTGAGACGTGGGTGGTTTTGGCTGACATTTATGACTGTACTAGTCAAGAGTTTATGGAGTGTGAAGATAGATTGGCTCATTTCTTCAAGGATGACTGGCAAGGAAAAAATATTTCTGATTCGTTCTTACTCTATCTTCTTTCAAAAGATTTAGAGTAAACTCTTTCCATATAGCGCCCACTTTGTGGCTAAAATTCGAGGTTAGTGTCTCGGGCGCTTTAGGTGACTGTTTGCGGTTTGATATGTTGGATGTGGTTGCTAGAAATTTAATTAAACTACGTCCTGATATTTTTGCTAGTATTGCTGCTGATAAATTAGAAAAAGAGTTAGGTCCAAGAGGTATAGGCCCTAAAGCATCACCTGAAGCTTATTCTCACAATCTTATTGGTTTGGAACAAGAGAGAGGAACACCAGGAACTTTTGACAGGAATTCAAAGAAACACATCGTGTCTGTTCCTCAGCGTAAAATCAAAGCCGGTTCTGATACTCAAGTTTTTCTTGATAGTATCAAGAATATAGGCACTTCTAGTTCCGAACAACAGGAACAGCTTAGAGCCTACAAGAGAGCTCAGAGAGCTAAGAAGTTAAGAGACCTAAGTTTAGATTTACAACAAGTCGAGCAGCGTAAGAAACTAAGAAAACAGGTTAAATCGTCGCCACAACCTGATTTTTCAACAGGTCAGATAATGAATAGAGGTAGAGGTCGTAGAAGAAGAGGAAGGGGTCGTAATGGCAATCGTACTGCCGACAGGACAAGTACAGTTGTGCGTCCAGCACCTGTCGCCAGGTCGATTGTCTTTCGACAACCATTTGTTAGAGCCCAGTCCACGTTTATTGATAAAGAAGAAGTTATTTCAGAGATTCGATCCTTAGGGACCGCTTTTAGTTTGTATTCCTTTTCAATAAATCCTGGACTTGCTAATGTTTTCCCGTGGGCTTCTATTACAGCATCAGCCTTTGAGTATTACCAGTTTGAGAGTTTGAGCTTTATATTTACTACTGCTTGTTCAACTACAACACCTGGTATTATTCAAATGGCTTGTGATTTTGATAACCAAGATACTGCACCTTCTTCCTTGATTTTAATGTCCCAAATGAAACCTGCTGTTAGGGCAAATCCTTATCAACCTTCATTGATTTGGAACTGCCCACGTTCACAATTGGTATTGCATAACAACGGCAAGTTGTTAGTTCGTACAGGTTCATTTCAGGGGGACAAGAATTTAAATGATTTGGGTATCCTTTATTTTGCTACTCAGGAAACCGGGGCCTTATTGTTAGGGCTCCTTTCAGTTCGTTATAGGATTAGACTCTTTGGACAACAAGAGTCCCCAAACCCTATCTCTGGTCAATTTAATGCCACAATAGCTGCCTTAGTACCTTTTAACTCTGCCCGAGTTGTTGTTGCGGGCACTCCTCCATACTTTTTGTTTAACCCATCATCACCTACTAATTCTATAATTATTGGTGCGTCAGGACACTATTTAGTCCATTGGGCTGTCACTGGCGCCACCACCTTGACTGCTATGGATATGGGTTCTACAAATTGTAATATAACAATAGTGAGCAGCACCATTATTAATGCAGCTGCCACACAAGGCACTATGTTGGCTGAAGTTGTTGTACCTGATAATGACCAACTGGCACCTGCTAGTGTTCAATTTGTTTTAACCGGTTCATCTGTAGCCGGTTCTACTACTGTAAGAATTGCCAGTTATAATACTGACCTCAATTAGTTATTCGTATCTTTCCGCAATCATTCTAAGTACTCTCCTGCGATTGAGGAAGGTGTCTCCACACTTGACATGCCGTTAGCCGCTGCTGGTGTGGATAACATGCATGATCATCCCGTGTTGAGCTTGTCACCTTTTGGCGTACTCACGGTGAAGTGCATGCATTGCCGGTCGCATGAGTTTTAGGTTGGTTAGGGGGTTATCATCTCCAATACTTCTAGTTACCCTGCCCAGTCGTAGCAAGTGGAGTTGCAATTGTGTTCTTCTGGGTTCAGAGCCTTCTAGATGCGTGATACTTTCGCCAACACATAGAATAGCCCCACCAGGGCTAAATGGTGGGTCCGTAAGCCGG